CTCCAACTGCAGGATAGGATGATCCATATGTTCCAACTGGAACTATAGCATCAGGTCCCATAGCTGCTACGAATTCAGGCGGAGCAAATATTACTGCGCTTGATCCATATGCTCTAGCGATATTAACAAGCTTAAGCATATCAGCAGGAACGAATGTATTCTTTGAAATGAGGTTTGTAGCAGGTCTAGCTGTAGCAGTAACAGCAGCCTTAAGTGCCTTCTGAACTTCACCAAATACAGCATCTGTAAGTCCTTCTGTAATTATATCCATAATCTCTGCCATGTCTTCAGCGCCATCAAGGAATCTCTCGAAATCAATTGTAGCTGCGCCGCCTACTGCATGAGCAGAAACTTCAAATGTATCCTTATCAAGTCTGAATGTCTCATAAACTCCGGAAAGTCCAACCTGTGTAAGGAACTTCTTAGCTCTGAGTTTACCAGCACTCTTTCTAAACATAGCCTTCTCGCCCTGTCCAACAACCTGAACGTCTGCGAACATTCCAAGAGCGTTTATAACCTTATTAGGAACGACTTCATCAGCTGTAGTAATTATAATATCATAAATATCATAACGATTTCTCATGAATTCGTTAACGCTAGAAGCAAGGTTCTTCATCTCTTCACGAAGAGCAACATTAACATTTTCATTGGAATAGTTAGCAGGAGCAGTTCCTCTAGCAGCATGAAGAGCTAATTCTTTAATCTCTTTAATTGTAGCCATTTTTAATTAACCTCCTTCGAAAATGTTAGGCAACCAGTACTCTAAACTGAATTGCATACTGACCATCAGGCATTGTGAAAGGCTTAACAACTTCAAGTGTAAGTCCTGCCTGTGGCTTTGTTGCGGTTACCATTATTGAACCGTCTGTTGAATATGTTCCATAAACCTTTGTGGTCTTAACTGCGGCGATAGCAGCCTTGAAAGCTGTTTCATTTGCATACTCAGAAGTATCATAGCTTACGCAGTTTGTTGTAAAAAGATCACCAACAGCGAGATAACCCATTCTTGGATAAAAATCATTTACTGTAAGCTTGAAATTCTTAAGACCAATTCTCTCATCATAAATGTGCTCTGCACTATAGTTGATTGCTATAGGAAGTGTTTCGTTAGCAACAGGAAGCTTAACTATTCCATTTACCTTATCTACTGCAAGAAGCATTCCATTCTCTGCAGGGATAGAAGCAAATCCTACTGGATCAAGCTTGCACTGAGCTTCAACACGGCCATCTCTACGGAAAGCCGCATTATTAAGTTCTAACTGACCAAAACCGTCAATTACTAATCTAGCCATTGTAGCATATCCTCCAAATTATTTTTTATACTTATCTAAAATACTCTCTATGCCATCTTTCAGGACGTTGTCCTTTGGAACGAACATAGGCTTATTGGTGAAAACTTCAGAATGATTTTTCTTCAATTCATAAGCAAGTTCCTTATCAAGTTCTGTTGCATTATACTGCTCAAGTTTTTCCTCTGTATAAGATTCGAGAACTTCAGATGGTAAAAGTTCAGAATATGAATCAAGAACCTGTTCTTTTTCTTGTTTTTCAATTTCTTTCTTATATGCAGTCAAAGAATTAACTTCTTCTGTAAGAGCGTCAATCTTTTCTTGTGCAATAGAAAAATTCTGCGCGTTTTCATCTCTTTCTGTAGTTAAAGTAGAAATATTGTTATTCAGCTCTTCAATTTTTGCGCTAAACTCTTCATTTTCTGCTTTTAATGTATCTATATTTTCAAATTTTTCATTTATATTAGCATATGTGCCATTGTTATATTCCTTCAGCATCTGAAGTGCTTCATATTCTTCTTTTGGCATATCAATTATGTAGCACTCTTTGCGGTCGGTTATTGTTATAACATTAGCCTCATCATCTTTTGTGTAATAAACACGCTCATAACTTCCTGTTTCGTAATTGAAAGCTAAAGCATACTCTTCATAAATATCCTGAATTCCATAAGTAATTGCCCACTCATTTTCTTCATTATATTTATCATTTAAAAGCATCCATAAAGCATCAAATTTTTCTCTATCAGAAAGTCTAAAATTCAAACTAGCCATGTTTGACTTTCCCCCTTCTTCACGGAATTCTACTGTATATTTTTCAATTTGTTCAACCATTTCTTTTAATTTGTTATATAAAGTAAAGAAAGCCGCACCTTCAAAACAAGGTTCCGTTTCATCACCAAGTATTTGTAATCCCAAGAAACAGCCGTCTTCAAATTTAAAATACTTTTGTCCATCTATATATTCCCACTAACCTTTTATAGAAGGCGCATAAAGTTCCATTGACTAAGATTTATTACTAATCTATGCGGCCTCTTTATAGATTGCGGTAAAGATATAAACGTCGCAACAAGCATATACTCTTTGTATTCCATCTTCATCTAAATGAGTTTCCCATGCGAAATTTGGATTTTCTGGAACTATTCCATAAATTCTACCCAAGTCGCGCTCTGTACCATGATCGGTATAGTCTTGAGATTCCTCATCGTAAATGCCCTTAACTGGAGTATATGGCAAAGTACTAATTAATTTTTCAGCAAATTCGTCTGAAATATAGCTACCATTTCTATTACCATATTTATAAAAAATGCGGCATCTACCTTTTGATAACACAGGAGAAAGCTTTTCTAATTCACCGTAAAGGTTTACGGAGAACTGTGAATAATTACTATTCATTTACGCCTCCTTGATTATCTAATGACACTTCATTAGCTATTGTCTTTTCAGACTTTTCATCTGAACTCTTTTCCGGCGCCCCAACACTGTTTGCACTTTGTGTATAAGCCGATTGCAAAGGTTTGAGTTTTTCGCCTAACTTCATTACATCATTTTCCAAGTCTTTTAAATTGCCCAAATCCCTTTGAGTAACGCCCAGGGCCAAAGCCGGCAGAATAAAACTGTAACCGCTCTGTGCCAGTTTAAAAGAATCAGTAATAAATGTTGATTCGTTATAATATGTTATTGGTAAAAATTCATACTTAAAATTAATATTTGTATTACTAAATACTAAATTTAATAAGTTAGAAAGGAACATAGAATACTTATTTGCTAAATGCATCATAAAAGCAACATCATTTTTAATTGATATTTCAACTGATAAATTACCAGTTGCGGCAAATATCTAATTACTTACGCCGCCTTCATTGTAAATATTCTGAACCATCTTTTCAAGATTGTTAGACACTGCTTCAGATGTAGTCTTAGAAACTATTGCATCAACGTCGGCATAAGTAGTTAAAACAGAAACATTCTTATTTTGTTTTAACATACCTACAGTTCCTTTATGAATAACCTCGGCTTCTTCTGGTTCAAACAGAAGGCCGCCATCCTAAAGGTGTGGTATTTTTTGAACAATAATTTTTCTAATTTCATCTAAATCACGCTCGCGCTCTGTATCTACTGTATCATCGTACTGAATTGTTGCAGGAATTACGCTTAAAAACATTGGGAGTCCTTCAAAAAGATTGAAACATACTGCCAATTCAATAGGAAGTAAAACCCATGAACTCTCTACTTTTCCGGCGGTCCATTTACGATAATATTGTCTTATAATCTTTGGATAAGCTTCAAGCGTTGCACGCTTTATATCCTAATCCATAAAACTATCAAAATAAGCAACATTAAATTCAACAAGATCATTACCTTTTAAATCTTTAACAATTGAACGACAATACTGCGCGGGCAAGTCCATCAGTGTAAAACTTTCTTTGCCAAAAGTCTACACAATACCATAATAATAACCATCAATTAACACTCTCAAAGAACAATTAGTAAATAAGGTCTATATAGAAGAATTCTCAATAAAATCTAATGCTGCGTTATAACGTTTTTGGATATAAGTATCAGAGAGATTTTTATTAAAAGTTGGATTAGGAATTAATACACCCATAAACTTTAATAAAGTAGCATAATATATTAATATTCTCTTATAAAAGCCGTCTTTGTAAAAAAACGTCCTTGAAAGTTTTTGCTATTCTGAGAGGGAGCCAGATTGAATGATTCTTTCAACATCTTCAAGTGTGTAAGTACGATGAATAAAACGTTCATAATATCTTGAAACATTTCTTGCATCGTTCGCATTACTGGCAACCATCTCATCTAATGATTTTTTAAAGGAGGCCAAATCAAACTTAAAGTTTTTCTCTTGTTCCATTATTAATATCCTCCTGTGAAGAACACCAATTTGCGCGATTCACCAAACAAACTCTCGCGGCGCTTTTCTTTTTTATAATACTCTTCTTCTAACTCTTTAATGCGCCATAAACCGTATTCAAAAGCAGAAAATTTATCTTTTGGAAAACGAGAATTAATCTGTTCCAAAGTTATATCCAAGCCTACGCCAGTGCGCTTAAGTCGCAAATTAGCCATTTCTTCAAAAAGTTTGGTAGTCATTTCATGTGGCATTAAACGTTCAACACGTTCTTTCGCGGTCATTTTCTAACCAATTTTTGTTGCCATTAAAGCATTCTTAGCTTCTTGCTCCTTTATAAGAAAACGCACGGCACCGCTATTCATTTTTGAATAAGCATTGCCATGAATCTTTGAGTTTAAAGGGCCATTAGCTTTTAAAGAATAAAGAATTAATTCACAATCGCGAGGTTGAGTTTTTTTATACTCATCATTATTAAAAAATCCATATGGTGGATAAGCAACGCCATTGTCATCAATCTGTTCTCTTATCATTTCATCAGCCAAACCTACTCCTAAACCATTACAGTCAATTACAACTTCTTTTGGTTTAAAATCTTTAATTAGTCGTTTTATATCAATAGCCTATTGATAAAATGTTTTTGTTTCAGACTAACGTCCAAGAACAAAAAGATTAACTAAAGTAGCATAATATTTAGCTTTATTGATGTTAACTCTAAAAACACAACAAACGGTTTGGTCATTAATTCGACCAACGTCCACTGATAATAAGTAAAACTAGTTGGCGCCTTCTCTATAAATTGCGTGTCTTTCAGGGTTCTTTATTTTTCTATATTTTTGTAACTTATCAAAATCAAACCAAGAGTCATCACTGCCGCCACTCCATATTGAAAGATACTCTCGAGAGAAAGTTTCTTCCTAGTAAGTAGGAGACATTTTTAACTCTTGAATAAATTGTTTATCCAAAAGGCCATGCATTACTGGAATTCGATAATCACATCCCCAAATAAATGCTTGCTTTGGATTTATAATTGACATTTCTAATACGTCTATAAGTCGTCCATATGCGTATGAAGACTTGACGCCCGCCGAAGTCATATATAACTGTTGTTGGTTAGGTTCATTAGGATTAACTTCACCTCTTGCAGTACGACGTGATACGTTCATCAAAGGAAGAACAACTGCGTTAAGTATATCACCATCATGATCGCGCACCTCATCGATAAGTCCACCGTTACGGCGGCCGCCACGTTCAGAGTCGAGCGCGCCGACAACGTCAAATATTGAACCATTTCGAAAAGTTAGTGTAACATAGTCCTTCCCAAAATTACCATCCCCAACGATCTCCTTTTTTAAAAAAGGCAACTTATCCCATATTTCATAAATTTTATCTTTTGCTATCTTTGCTGACTGGTTCTTCCCTGGCGCGCATATAAAAAGTTTTGCGCCAGGACGAAACATACATTCAAGATAAAGAGCTAAAATTGAAATAAAAGTTTTTGAAAAGGCACGGCATGCAGTACAATAATGATACCTAAATCGCATGCAAGCGCGCAAGAATATTCGCTAAAAAAAGAAAAGCGAAAAATTAGAATCACTAGGAGTAATTAAATCAATAAAAAGGTCAGGATAAGCAGTAAAAAAATTTGCATATTTACTAAATAATTCCTCGTTTTTAATCAAATACTCTTCTGTTAAAATCGCACCTTTCTCTAATTCAATTCCTTCTTTATAAAAGTGCTAAACCTAACTATTTAAATCATTTAACTAATTGCGAAGTACTTCAATAACTTTTTTACTCATCTTCATTACCTCGCTCTAATACAACCGGATTAAATTCTTCGTCCTTTATCAATTCCTCATATCCAGCGTTATCATATTCATCCAAGTCATATTCCTTATTAGTATCATAATAATCTTCCAGTTCGCGCGCACTCTGTAATGACGCAATTCTTCGGTCTATTTCTTCTGATATACCAGTCTCATTAGTATAAAGACGTTGTGTAAAGTTCTAAATATTCTTCATTGTCTCATCAACAATATCACGTGTTACATCATCATAAAACTTATTGCGCCAACCTCTCTTTTCAAGCCACCTAAACAGCTCTCCAACCGAATCAAAATCAGTAGCATTCTTTACATTTTTCGGAGTAAACTCTGCCGTCTTAACCAGCTTATCATAGGAAGAAAGCATTTTATCAAAGTCATCGCCCTCTCTAATGCGTGAATCAATCTCATAAGAAATCTTACAAATCTTTTGAGCTTGGTCTACCTATAGGGCGCCGTTAACATTTTGCGTCGCAAGCAAGCCACTATATAACCCTTCAAGATAAGTTAAGGCTTCATCGTCATAATTACTGCCCCACTTTTCGCGCAATTTACGATACTTTTCTTCTCTAATTTCCGGCAATTCATCCTCGATAAGGCCAACCTCTTTTAAAGACTAAAATTGCTTATAATAGGCACCCCAACCAAGTCCCGCATACTCTTCTCCCTAGAATACAGTGGCGTAGGCACCGAATACATTATCTTCTCCATTTGTCTCTTTTAACCTTTCCCATTCTCTTGGAATAAACGGAAGGTCTGCCCACTGGCAAACCTTATCTACCGCTTCCCAATTAAACTCCTTCAACCGCAAATAATCAGTAACACAATCGTTACAAATTGGTAGCCAGCCATCATAAAAAAGTGAATGAGTTTTTGAGTAATGATCAGGTCCAAAGGTGCGGCCGCATCTACCGCAAGTGCGCGCCGCAAAAGACTTCTGTTTTGGCAACTTAGGCTCAAGCATGATGCTTTCCTGGCTGGCTAAGTAACTTTAAAATCTCTTTCTAACGCTTTGGGCGCAACTCAATAAATCTATCTAAAACCTGTTCCAAAACCTAATCAAAGGGCAAAGGTTTATCATCGCGCATCAAGTCCGCGCCAAATAATTTTGCTAACCCTATAAATTCAATAGGTTCTAGCTATCCAATCATCTTAACAAACTTCTCAAAGTTTTTTTCTTCTCTCACTTAATCTTCCCCTCCCTTATCTTCTTATCACATCTCTTACATCTATTCGAAAATCCATCACTAGATCTCTACCTATGTACAAAATTCTCTTCATCAATAAGTAAAGTTTCGCCACAACATTTACATTGTTTAAAGTTTTCTGGATAGGGCAAATTTTCGACCACCTTAGCATGGAATGTGGCGGCCGCGTTAATCTAAGGAATAATCTTCTATCTAAAAATAGTACTGATATAGTTAGCCGTATACGACTTCCCATATTCCTCATTTACAAGGCGCGCGATGTCCTAATTGCGCATTTTTCCTATCTTTAACCTTAAAATTCTGCCCTAAACATCATTTAAATTAGCACGCGCCGTATACCACTCTAACGTCCTTAAAAAGTCTTGTAAGTCGCTATATACGTCTTGGTCGAGTGATTCGTCCTTTAATTCGTCCAGCATTAAAAAAGCCGAATAAACGTGTTCCAACTCTCTAAAGTCAAACACCATTAATGGTTCTTTTTCTCTTAAGTTTTTTTGTACCCAATAATCTTTTAGGGCTTCGCTTAATTCATCTTGCGAAAAATCTTGCGGCAATGGGAAGCGTCCATTAGGAAAAAGTTTTGTCTTTTTGTTGACGAGTCCGCAAGGCGCGCATTTTGCCGCATCACTTAAACTTAAAGATAAGGCGGGCGCCGCCATTACTTCTTCCTTAAGCGTAATGGGTGTCTTAATGGAGTCGCGCAACGTATATTGTTCGCGTCTTAACTCAACGAGTAGATGCCGCATTTTCAAGTATTTAAATTGGCTTAGCTATTCGGCGCGCTCGCGCAAACGCATACGTTGTTCTTCGTTAAACTTATTTAAAAGTGCGGCGCGCGGTTCCTATGTGCGTCTCCCGTGCTCCAAATCATAAAAACTTGTTAAAAGGTCTAACTCGTCAATTTGTGCCCATAACTGTTCAAACCTATCTAATAAATGGGGCGGCGCGGTGTCGCGCATTTCTTTTCTTGAAAAAACGACTTTTGGGGTTTTATAGGGGGCTCCCTGTAAAAGTTGGGCCTCATTAAATGTGGGTTGTTCGATAAGGGCGTCAAGAGATTCGTCTTCGTGCGTATCCCACGTTTTATTCTTTGACTCAAGCTAAATGTACTTTTCTTGCTTTACGTTAAGGCCTGATTGGGGATCTTTGCCCCAAAGGACGTAGTTGGCCATTAACTCTAATTCGTCTTCGGTAGGTGGCCGCATCTAAAACTCTTTTTGTTCCAAATATCTATTCAAAAATTCAGACCTTTCACTGTTTGTGTTAAGTGAAAAGTCGAGTCGTAATCTATTTTTATTCATTTTCTTATCTCCTTATATTATAATTATAGCATAGAATTAGGGAGAGGTCAAATTTTGAGTTCGTGGGTTCGATTTTTGGGTTCGTGGGTTTAAATTTTTAATTCGTGGGTTTTTGTTACCAGGTAGGGCCGAGTTAGCGTATGCTAACTGGACGTTTCCCGCAAATAACCGCGGTATCGTTCGGAAGGTTCCGAACGATACCATACCCGTACCCGTTGAATATACGCCTTTTGTGTTCATAATTCATTCACATTTTGTTAACAATTTGTTCACATTTAAAACTGATTTTTTGCTTGCAATCTAATTTAAAATGTGTATAATAATAATTGTCAAAGGGATAAACAATACAAACCTTAGACGGAAAGGAAACACACATGAAAAACACAATTAACACCATAGCAAACAATTACAAGGTAACAGACTCTGGCCGTTTTGGAAAGGCTATAGAAACTGCAATCAAAGAGTATTTCAATCGCAAGAATACAAGCGTGTCCGCTGCGGGCAAGACGGACTTTATAAAGGCTCATAGATACTATGAGATAAAGACTGGAGCTGGCGAGTTAGGACTGTTAGACGGCAAGTTAATAAAAGGTTCTTCACTTGTACTGTATGTACCTGTAGTAAACGGCAACGGCACAATAGAAGAACAGGAAGGTTTCTTCTTAACAAGGGATAACTTTTTAAAAGCTCTTGAGCAAGCTAACCTTATAAGAACAAAGAAAGCAAGCAACGGTACAATGAAGACTACAATACAGACCTTCTGGAATGTGAAAGCTAACAAAGCTCATAGTGCAAAAGCTTACGCAAGACTGTTAGACGCTCTATATGAAAATTGCGAAACAACATTAGAAGAATGGTTAGAGGCTTAAGGCCTCTAACCACCACAACATAAAGGAAGGAGATACTACAATGAAGAGAACATATGTTATAGTTAATACAGATACAATGGAAGAGAAAAGATACTACAGCTTGAAGAGTGCTTGTGAATATATAGACAAGCTAAACAATGAAGAAAAAAGAATTAACCTTTTAGGCGATATGGTTTATAACTATGATTATATGAAACCTACGGAAAACCTAACAGATTATTATGAAAGAATGAAAAATATGATAAAAAAGATATGGGGTTAAAGCCCCTTCTTTTTTTGTTTTTAAAAGCTTAGACGTCGGACGTCTAACAATCGGGTCTGACGTCTAAGGTCACGCCTTGCCTTATATGGCGATATGTGATACAATGTATATAGTTAAAGGAGGAAAACAAGGTTATGAAGACAAGAAGAGCAATGAATATATGCACAGGCGAGATAATAGAACACTATGGAACAGAAAAGGCGTTTAAGCGTGCGGCTAAGCTATTGTCGTATTACGGCTCAGAGTGGAGAGCGTGGTATCACAGCTTAGGCTACAGCAAGCGTCCATGCCAGGTAGTATTTAAAGCTATGAAGAAGATGAGCTAAGCTCGTTTTCGGCGCGGCTCAGACGTTTTACGTCTAAAAAGGCTCTTGCTTTTTTACGCAAGCTATGATACAATATATGTGAAGAAAGGAGATAAAGAAAATGACAATTTATTTTGATATGGATGGAACTATTGCTGATTTATATGGTATAAAAGATTGGCTTAAAATGATTCAAGAAGAAAATGCGTATCCATATGCGGCGGCCGCACCACTCGTAGATATGAAAAAATTAAATTCTATTCTGGAAAATTTAAAGAGTTTAGGTTTTAAAATTGGGGTTATTTCGTGGCTTTCCCGTAATGGTTCTAAAGAATATAATAAAACTGTTAGAAAAACTAAAAGAGAATGGCTTTTTCAGAAAATTGGAATTAATTTTGATGAAATTCATATTGTAAAATATGGCACTCCTAAAAATAAAGTTTGTAAAGATAAAAACGGAATTTTATTTGATGATGAATTAAGAAACAGAGAAAATTGGAAAGGAATTGCTTTTGATGAGAAAAATATTTTTGAAAAGTTAGAAGAATTAATGGTAAGTTGAATTTGGGAAAGACAAACTTTCCCAAAATTCAAAAAAAACTTAGACGTTTTACGTCTAAGGTGGTTCGTTGACATTTTTTTGACAATTTTGTATAATAAGAGTGTCGAAAGGGAGAAATAAAGATAGAAAATCCCAAAAAGATTTTTAAAAAATAAAAAAAAGAGTTGACATTCTCCCAAAAATACGATATAATAAAAATGTAAAAAGGGTAGCGACCAACGCAAAGAAAGGAAATAAAAATTATGACAAACAGAGAATTCTACAACGCAATCGTAAACGGAACAATGAACGACGAAATCAAGGCTTTTGCTTCTGAAGCAATCGTAAAACTCGATGAGAGAAACGCAAAGAGAAACTCTCGTCCATCAAAGACGGCAATCGCAAATGAGCCAATTAAGGAAGAAATACTGAAGCTTTTTGCAGAAAATCAGAAGCTTCTCGCAAGCGAAGTCGGAACTGCACTCAATATTTCAACACAGAAAGCATCAGCACTTCTCAGGCAGTTGGTTGAAAGTGAAAAACTTTCAGTAAGTGAAACAAAGGTAGCAAAGAAAGGTGTACAGAAAATTTACGGAATAAAGTAAGAAAAAATAGAGGGGTGGGAACGAATCAAGGGTTCGTTCCCATTTTTCTAAAATTTTAATTTAGACGTTATACGTCTAAGAAAAATTTTTAAAAATTTTCCGAAAACTATTGACTTTTCCTCCAGTCTTTTTTATAATATATACAGAAAGAAGGGAGATACCCCGAAAGGAGAAAAAAAATGAAAAAGTTTTTTAGAATTGAAGAAGGATATAAATTTGAATGGAATGACTTAAGAGCGTTTATTACGGTTTTAAATGTTATACTAATAATGATTTATGGATTATCTATTTCGTGGTTTGGTTTAGGTATTGCGGTTGTTGGTGTTGTAAAGGATTTAACGACCGACCGCCGAGTTAATGGGTTGTTAATGCACTTGGCAAATGTAGTGTTAAATGTGTTTTTCTTAATACAACTTTATAAGTAAAGGGACTTTAATAGTCCTTTTTCTTTAAGATTGTTTAGACGTCTTACGTCTAATGTTACTCCAGTTTTTTACAAAAAGAGTTGACAAATAAATTATGATTTGATATACTATGTATAGAAAAAGAAAAGGAGAATAAAAGATGTATAAAACAACTTGGCATATTAAAAACGAAGAATTTGAAACGGAATTAACGTGGTATCACTTTGGGAGAAAACCAAAGTTTTCAACTTGGTATATGAAAGAAGGCACTGTCTACGAAATTGAAATGATATGGAATTTTAAACTTGTTCCTACTTTAAGGGCATTTTTAAAATGTTTATTTCATGAATACATAGTAAAGTTAGTAAACTAAAAAGAAGAAGAATAACTTCTTCTTTCTTATTCCTTAGACGTTTAACGTCTAATAAAAACTTGAAATTTTTTAAAATTTTGATATAATATATGTAGAAAAGAAAAAGAAAAAAGATAAAAATTCCTAAATTAACACTTGACAACTTTAAACACATAGTATATAATAAAGATGTAAAGAACGAAAGGAGATAACACTTATGACACAGAAACAATTAAACGATGCTTTAAGAAAGAAATATCTTGATAGGTTTATTGAAATTTTTAGAATGAATAATGAAGATGTTTTAATAACAGGGACAAATGAATTTTGTTTTCCGACACTTGACGACGAACAAAATGAAAAGTTTGTACAAGTAGTAGTAAAGATTCCAAAGGGATCAAGAGACGGCGAAGAATTTGACGGATACGCAATGGCAGAAGATTTTAAACTCAAGCAAGAACAGAAGAAAATCGAAGCAAAGGAAAAACTTGAAAAGAAACTTAAAAAGATAGAAAGGGATAAGAGAACAAGAGAACAAAAGAAAAATTCAAAAGGGGAGTAAAAACTCCCTTTTTATGTTTAGACGTAATACGTCTAAACTCCATTATTGACTTCCTCCAGTAATGTGATATAATATAATTGTCAAGGGAGAGAGGCGCGAGGAACTTACAGGGCGCGCGACCTTATGAGAGAAGCGAGAAAAAAGTTTTAAAAAACTTCCAAAATCCCTTGACACCAAAATAAAAAATTGATATAATAATTATAGAAAGTAAAGAGAAAGGAAAATTAAAAATGTTAAAAGTTTGGAATTATATAAAATATGGTTTGGCAGTTGTGTTTTGTGGTTTAGGATTTTTCGGTTTTTATTGGATGTTGTGGATTGTGTTTTCCATTTTTGGCGGGGTTTGATTATTCAAACCCCTTTTTTATTATTGTAATCTTAGACGTTTAACGTCTAAGTTCCTCCAGTCTTATTTTTTTTAAAGTGTTGACATTAACAAAAAGAATTGATATAATATAGACAAGAAAAGAAAAGGAGAACAAAAAAAATGAAACAAGTCTTTTATGTAATAGGTCATGTAGATATGCCAATAGGTGAATTTGTAGATTGCTTTTATAGTGGTGATTATTATAATACAAGAGAACAAGCCGAAGAAGCAAGAGAAGAACTTATAAAAAATGATAAAGAAATTTTAGGGGAAGATTTTACTATAAATGATTTAGAATACTACGATATAATAAAAGTAACACTCGACATTAAAAAGGACTGAAAAGTCCTTTTTTATTGACACGGCGCCTTAGACGTATGACGTCTAAGGAAAATCAAAAAAATTTTTTAAAAGTGTTGACATAAATATCTAAATTTGATATACTATTAGTGTCAAGAGAGGAAAGGGCCGATAAGAAAAGGCCGAAAAAAATTTTAAAAAAGATAAAAAAGTGCTTGACAAGAAAAACTAAATAATATATAATAAAGATGTAATGAGGGTGGTGGCCAACACCAGAAAGGAAGTCAATATGACAAACAGAGAATTTTATCAGGCAGTAATCAACGAGGTAGCAAACGATGAGCTTAAGGCTTTTGCACAGGATGCAATCGCAAAGCTTGACAAGAGAAACGAAAATCGTTCTAACAAGCCTTCAAAGACACAGATAGCAAATGAGCCTATCAAGAAGGCAATCACAGAATTGCTCACAGACAAGCCAATGTCCGCAACAGAGATAGCCGAAAAGGTTGAAATCTCAACACAGAAAGCAAGTGCTCTGTGCAGGCAGTTAGTAAATGACGGAGTTGCAAAGGTAACAGATGTCAAGAGCAATAAGAGGGTTGTAAAGGGTTATGCAAAAGCATAACAAAAAGAGGGAGTGAAAACTCCCTTTTTTCTTATGAAAAAGTTTAGACGTTTAACGTCTAAGGTGATAGGAAAAAATTTTTTTAAAGGATGTTGACTTATTTCCTCCAGTATGATATTATATATACATAAGGAAACGAAAGGAAAACACACAAATGAAAAAAAATTATTATTTAGTTCTCGATGTTGAAACGGCAAATTCCACAGAAGATGCACTTGTCTATGATATAGGTTACGCTGTATGTGACAAAAAAGGGTATATTTATGAATGTTGCTCTATGGTAGTATCTGACATTTATGATAATGAAAAAGATTTAATGAATACTTGTTATTATCACGAAAAATTACCAAAGTATGAAAAAGGTTTAAAAAACGAAGAGTTTGAAAAGGTAAGCCTTTACGAAGCAAGGGCAAGAATTTTAAAAGCAATTAAAGAATATGAAATAGTAGCAGTTTGTGCTTATAATGCACACTTTGACAAAACGGCACTCAATACAACACAAAGATATGTTACAAAATCAAAATACAGATATTTTCTTCCTTACGGAATACCGATATATTGTATATGGCATATGGCTTGTCAAGTAATATGCACACAAAAAAGGTATAGCAAATTCTGTATTGACAATGGCTTTTTATCTCCGGCCGGAAACATACTTACAAATGCGGAAACAGTCTATGCTTATATCAATAAAGACATTTACTTTGAAGAAGCACATACAGGTTTTCAAGATGTATTAATAGAAACACAGATAATGGCACATTGTTTTAAACAACACAAAAAAATGGATAAAAATATTAATAGATTATGTTGGAGAATTCCACAGAAGAAAAAGAAGAAATAATTCTTCTTTTTTTTTCGTCCCTCCAGTTTAGACGTTCAACGTCTAATAAAAATTTTTCAAAAAAATGTTGACATATTATTTTAGGTTTAGTATAATAATAGTGAAAAGAGAGAAAGGAAAACACAAAAATGAAAAAAGAAATTTGGTTCGATATGGATGGCACAATCGCAAACTTATATGGTGTAAAAGGTTGGTTAGATTATATAATAAAAGAAGAAACAACACCATATGAAAAGGCGGAAACCTTAATAAATATGCAAGTTTTAGCAAGGCTTTTAAACAAATTGCAGAAAAAAGGATACTTAATCGGTATTGTATCATGGACAGCAAAAAATGGAACAGAAGACTATAACAAAAAAGTCACAGAAGCAAAGCAAAATTGGTTAAAGAAACATTTAAAATCCGTAACCTTTAACAAAATAGATATAATTAAATATGGCACACCAAAACAAAACAACAGAAACGGTATTTTGTTCGACGACGAAATAAATAATCGTATTAATTGGAATGATACAGCATATGACGAAAAAAACATAATAGAAACATTAAAGGCACTTTAAAGTGCTTTTTTGTTGTGTAATATCTTAGACGTATGACGTCTAATTTTATTGAAAAAATTTTTAAAAAAGTGTTGACTATTTTTTCCCTTTTTAGTATAATAATAATGAAAGGAGGGCATAGCCCATGAAGTTAGTTAATGCAAATGCAATTCGTAGTTTTCTCATTGAGAAACTTTACAAGGAATTTTCCGAAACTGAAGATGTCGGAATGGTTAGTTCAAACTCATTCAACTTTCCAGTCGTTGAAGATGGTGAAGAAGGTTGGGTAGAAATCGTAGTTAAAGTCACAAAAGACGGCGGAGATGACGGATATCTTAAACGAGATGAATATAAAATGAAGTGTGAAGAAAAGGCGGAAAAGGCAAAAGTCGCCGCCGAAAAAAAGGCAAAGAAAATTGCGAAAGATAAAAAACTTCGCGAAGAAAAGAAAAAGGAAAAAGAGGGAGAATAATCCCTCTTTTTTTATACCATAAATATTAGACGTTTAACGTCTAAAGACAGACAAAAAAATTTTTTAAAACTGTTGACACACTATACTGAAAGTAGTATTATATATATAGAAAGAAACGAAAGGGGTTCCACTCATGGACAAAAGAAAGAATTATTATCTCGTGATTGATACAGAGACTGCGAACACAATTGAACAACCGATAGTATTTGACATCGGCGGCGCCGTAATCGATAAAAAAGGCAATGTTTATGAAACATTTAGTTTCATTATAAAAGAGGTATTTTATGGAATGCCTGACCTTATGGAAACTTGTTATTATCAGTCAAAATTGCCGGCTTATAGGGAACAAATTGCAGAAGGTTCCCGCCTTGTAAAGAGTTTATACGAAGTAAGAAAGCATATACATGACCTTTGCGAAAAATACAATCTTAAAGCAATAATGGCACATAATGCAAACTTTGATTATAGAAGTTGTACCACCACTCAAAGATACATAACAAAGTCAAAGTATCGTTGGTTTTATCCATTCAATGTTGAGATATGGGATACTCTCAAGATGGCAAACGATACAATCGTAAAACAAAAATCATATATAAGATTTTGCGAAGAAAATGGATATATGACAAAGCACAAAACACCACGTCCAAAGGCAACCGCGGAAGTCTTATACAGATATATTACAGGCAATAAGGATTTTATTGAAAGTCATACCGCACTTGAAGATGTAATGATAGAAAAAGACATTTTCGTTCAGTGCGAAAGACAACACAAGAAAATGAGAAGAAATATCAGGGATTAGTCCCTGATTTTTTTTCTTTTGTTTAGACGTTTAACGTCTAACTTGTCAAATTTTCACTTTTCGCACGCAATGTCTCCCTCCCCATTATCTCACATTTCGGCGCCGTTGTCAAGACTTTTTCAGCATGTTCACAATTTGTTAACAATTTCTGCGGGGCGGCGCCGTCAAATTTTGTGCAGGATCAGGCGCGCACGCGCGTGTCAAATTTTAATTTGACGTAGCAGCTGCAAAAGCAGCTACAAATTCCGCGGCAGCTGGAAATTTGACACGGCTGTCAAATTTTAATAGCAGCTGCAGCTGGGCGCCCGCCAAAATTTGACAAGCTGCAAATTTTGAAAAAGCTGCAAATTTTTTATATAATATATATAGAAAGTGAGGGAAAGAAAAGGAGCGAGAGCTCCGCCCTCGTTCGGCCGATAACAAGAGGCCGCGCACCGGAAAGGGCCGGCAAAAATTTGAAAAAAAATAAAAAATCGGCTATAATATATATAGAAAGTGAGAGAGAAGTAAGCTCTCAAAAAGAAAACTAACTGGGTGACGACCTACGTCAGAAAGGCAATTATTATGACAAAAAGAGAATTCTATGCAGCAATCGTTAATGGAACAGTTTCAGAGGACATCGTAAGCTTCGCAGCTCAGGAAATCGCAAAGATGGACGCCGCAAACGACAAGAGACGCAACACCGTAACCAAGAAGCAGCTCGAGAACGAGGGTGTTAAGACAGAGATCCTGGCTCACCTTGGCGCAGAAGCTAAGACCGCTACAGTTGTCGGCGAAGAGATGGAAATTTCCACTCAGAAGGCAAGCGCGCTGCTCCGCCAGCTCGTAAACGAGGGCAAGGCCACCGCTACAGAGGTAACAGTGAAGGGCAAGGGCAAGCAGAAGGGCTACATCATCGGCTAACGTATACGTACTACTTATACAGACCACGACTCAGTGGTCTGTTTTTTTATGTCTACATATACGTATACGTATAAACGTATACGAAATTTGACAACACAATATATTGTGTGCCAGGTATAAATATTTCCTATTCCTACACTATAAATTGTTTAATTTTTTAGCTCTGGTGTCCCGTACACGTCGACGACTTCACCGCAGTTAAGCCTATTCGAACGGGGAACTACGTATACGTTTTAATTATACGATAGGTGGGTTAGGCAGGCGAAACCCGAGAGCGGAACTGGGGAGCCGAAAGGAAAAATACGTATAAGTATTACTTATACGTTATACGTATACGAGGTCGGCACGGTTTCGCCTAACGGCGAAACCTCGTGCCGAAAAAAGCAAAAGCTAAGCCAGGAAAATTAAAGCGGAATAACGTATAAGTACATAGTATATATACTAATTATACGTATTACTTATACGTTTTTCTTTATACGATGAAATGTAGAAAAACTGAAAAATTCCTCTAAAATTTTCGGCAAAATTTTTCGGAAAATTTATTCGGCGGTTTTTGGAAAATTTTTCGAAAAATTAATTCGGCGGCGTTCCGTACCCCGACATGATTCCCGCAATTTTCCCGAAAAATTTTTCGAAAAAAACTCAATATACGTTTAGGGCGCGATCCCGCAAACCCTAATGATTCACGAAACCGCGCCCTATAAATATTAAACCTCTTTACAACGGATAATTTTCGTATATTTCTGCCCATTATATTCGTTATGGTCTTTCACAGTAAATTGAAAATTATACCACACCCCTCTATCAAGCATTTTATCCGTAAACCACCTAAACATATTACCCTGCTCATCGCGCATTACGTTCATAGTTTTTGTTCCAAAATTTGTCTCAACCGGCGCCGTATAAGATACGAATAACTTTCTCACCATTTTCTGACCCGGCTCTCCAACGAACACTCCACTCTCAACCTTTTTATCATCATAAAGATTTTTAACTTCAGCTACAGGTCGCCATTCAATTAGTGGAAAATTTTCAGAAATTAACACGTCTTCCGCCGTAAACCTTTGACACTGGTATCCTTCGTCCTTTAAAGAGCGGGGAGAATACCAGCCAAGCCACTGATTAAAACGGCAACCCAGCTCCTTAAGCTGTTCTTTTTTGGAATATGTTTCGCCTTTTACACGATAGGCTACGTAAGTTTCATCTTCCTTCCCAAAACCTAAATGTGTAATTCGCTCATCAAAAGTATCGTTTAGTTTTGCGATACGGCGCTCTTCCCTTTTTTTAGCTAAAACTGCTTCATATTCGGGAGTTCGAATTATAATCTTCTTAGCCTTTTCACTCCTGCCTGAGCCATTACAATGATAACAAACTCCATTATCTACATAAGCATACTCAGGGCGTCGACCCGTTCCTTCGCAATAAGGACAATCCCAAGTTTCAAAATGAAGAGATTTATTGCGGTCTGTTTTTATATAAGTCCAATGAGGGTGTGCTGTTAAGATTTCTTGAACACGCTCGGATTCTGTCATTTTTATTTTCTCCCTTTTCTTATTTTCTATATATAGTATAACAAAAATTTTTAAAAAAATCAAATTAAATATTTATTCGGCGCGATACCAAAAAGTGGTGCGATATGCGCACCACCCGCCATTAAATTTTTCTCAGACCGCTTTCTCGTATATGCTTTACCAATATATTGGTACCATGATAATTCGTCATCACGTCATAGCTAGGCTCTTCTGTCTGGAAAAAAGTACCAAAAGCATCAACTATATATATACTACCTTCATAAGTTTCATTATCTAGCACAAAACTTACCTTATCATTAACATTATACTTCGGCTGTCCTAACATTTTTTTCTCCTTTCAAAATCGCTTATTCCATGCGGCTCGCGCCTCTTCTTGTGTATTAAAGTCTTTCGTTTGCGCACCGCATTTCTCGCATCTAACATAAAACTTTTTTATATAAAGATTAACCTGCGGCTCACCGCCGCAAAAGGGACACTTATTAAGTGTCTCTTCTGATTCCGTATGCGGCTCAATATTATAAAATAAACCGTTCATAAAACCTCACCAATTAACAGCTATATCTATTTGCTTTTTATTTGTCTTGGCAAAAGTACCTGTGTCTACGACAATGGCCTTACCGAGCGAAGTATCAAGTATTGTACCATATGGCCTTACATCGAGGGCGGCCGCGCACATTATATACGGTCCTACCATCTTCGCACCATCACTGCGCACCCAATAAGGATACTCATCAGGATCTAGCCCTAACGAACCTTTCCATTCATGTCCATACACAATATTTTTCAAAACTCCGCTCATCTTTAAATTGTAGTATGTTTCCTTACCGGACGGACCCTGGAATACACCGCCTCTTTTTGTCAAATGTTTCCCAGTTGGAGGAGGATTTTGTGCCTCCCAAAGCCTAATTTTATCATCTTTAGACATCGATGAAACTTCTTTTTCGTTTGACTGTTCAGCCTCCCCATTTTCATTAGGCTTAGAGACTTCAATTTGTGACGACTCTGGCTCGACAATAACAGAAGATTCCGCAGGCACCGTAACAGAAGGCTCCGCTGAAACAACGCTAACCTCCGGCGCAACAGAACTTTCAACAGGCTCTTCTTTTTTTGGCTCTGACTTTTTCTTTTCCTTTTTCTTTTCCTTTTTAACTTCTTTCTTTTCTTCGACGACAGAAGACTCAACCACTACAGAGCTACTAGGAGTACTAATGATTGATTCTTCTACTGCAAAACTTTCTACTATCTCTTCTTCCTATTTAACTTCTTCAGTAATGCTTACGTCTAACGTAGAGGGCGCGACTTCAATATTTTCTTTCGTCTTTTTATAATGCCCTACTACTAAAAAAGCACAAACCAAAGAAACCATAATACTAAACCATAAAATTATCTTCCAAACTTTCAATAAAACTTTTCCTCCTATTAACACCATTCATTATATCCGCTATAATCTATAATAACTATATGCCCATCATCAAGACCAAAGTTTTCATTATGGAGGTCATCAATTTCTTGTCTACCGCAGAAATTATAAAACTCATCATAATCATAACCATATTCTATAGCTACGGCTTCGATCGTTAATTCAGTACAGTCAAGACCGTCATAATAATCATCAAACTCTTCATCTGACATATAAGAATAGTCTTCCCTTAAAGTTGAAGTTAAGATAGAGTCATCTCCATCACACTCAACCTTCTTCATTAAATAACAATGTGAATTTTCAAAGTCTCCTATTGGATAAATCGGTGCAAAGCACTTTCCATATCCTTCTTCACATGCTTCTTTATAATTATCACACTCAACTTCGCAATAATCTTTTGAAAGTGAATTAAAGGGGATCTTTAAAACCCAATCACAGCCAGAAGAAATAAACACTATTTTTGTTGCGCCGCGATGTACATCAATAATATTCCCGCAACAATCGCGAATTTCTTCAAAAACATCATAATTAAATTCAGGATTAGTTAAAAAATCTTTAGCAACCTCAAAATTATCTTCAAGGTGTGATAAAATCTCAAACCAAAACTCTTTTTCTTCTGATAAATCTGGTATAACATAAGCTGCCATAACAGTTGTTCCTTTCCTACTTTCTATATATATTATACCAAAAAATACAAAAAAATTCAAATTTAAAAGAGAGGGTGTTGTCCCTCTCCTTTAATGTTGCATCATCCAATTAATAAGTTTGATAAATATGGGGTGGCGCCGTATGTATTTGATGGCCCATTCAGTAGCTTCCCACTCGTTTTCTAGATTATAATAAGCATTTTGAACTATGGGATTAGTGGTACCATCCATAAACCTAAGAATAGCCCGCATTTGTTCTTCTTCTTCGTTTTCCAACCAAGTATGGCTATGACCTACCTCATGAAGTAGGGTCCATGTACACGGCGCGATCACGTCAGTTTCATTGAAATGATGCGAATCCCGCACATGTCTAAGAAAACCAAAATCACCAAGATAAGTTGGGGCAAGATTAATGTGATTAGTATCAACATTGTAAAAGCTGCCTTCATCAGCATCTTTAAAAGAAAATCTTATTTTTGGTGCAACTAATTTTGCGGCGAGCCACTTAAACATTTTATACCCTTTCTATTGTTTTTGTATGTAAGGTGGAAGAGGACCGTTGAGAGCCGGCTGTCTTCGTCTTTTTTGCTCTCTTTTACCTTACATATATATTATATAAAAAATTTAAGAAAGTTTCAATTTTTTATTACTACATTTGTTCATTACCTGAATTAGTTTCAAGATCATAATGATTAATAGCTATAGAATCATCCTGATATTTAACTATTCTAATAAGCTAATTAGCATATTCATCAACAGCCATTATTTGGATAATAGTTTCCTCATCTATAGTTGAGGTACCAAAATGAGTTACTATATATTTTTTAGTTCCATCCATTAAATACCAAGCGTCATAATCCAACATATTCATAAGTTCTTCATAAGTTTCGACCGTGTTTTCAACAGCTATATGAATACTTCCGATCTTATACCCTTCTTCTTCAACCAACTGTTGAACCATACTTAATAATACGGCGGGATTTGTGTTATATGGCGTATTATTTATATAACCAATAAAATCTTCTGGTGTCATTGTCTCTTACCTCCGAAAAATTTTTTCCAATAAAAAGTAAGAGCAACCTATAAGTTGCTCTATCTCGTTAAATCCATAAAGAATTAAAATGTTTAGAAAGCATTTCAAAACCTTGTTTTAAATGCTCTTTTGTTTCTTCTTCTAGTTCGCGCTCATGTGTTAGATATTCTATCATAGCATTTGCATTATCCATTTCTTCATCAATCTGATCGTCTCTTTCCCACCAGGTTTTAGATTTTTCAAAATGCTCAATCATCTTATTAAGATAATCACTCCACTCTTCTTCACTTTTCATATTAGAAGGATAACCGCATTGTCTCTTTTTAAAATCTTTCAAGGATTCAATTAAAAGATTTCGATAGAATATATCTAAGTCCCATAAATCATAATCACAGTAACCCTTTACGGCGCGCTGTCTTGCATATTTTAAAGTGACAAAAAAGTTCTTTATATTATGAAACCAGTTGCGTGGATTCTTCCAAGAACAATATCCATACTTAAAACAATTTAACTCATCCATATTACAAATCCTCAAAAGAAAAAGAGCTTACCCAGCCTAGACCTGGTTTCTCCCAAGTTAAAGTTCCCCAACCTTCAACATGGCAATTTTCCCATTCAAATTCTTCCATTGGTTCACCTTTTGTTATATAGTATACAGCGGCTTCCCATGTTTTAAAGTAATGTGCATTACAATTTGATTCCAAAGTTGCGACATAACCATTTAATTCTATATGCCTCATGTAGTTATCCTCTCCTTTAAAAACTTATTAACCTCTTCTATACTATTAAACTCAATTGGAAAGAAATCTTCTGATCTCCACTCTATAGTAACTTTATCAAGGTGCGGCCCATAGTAATCTTTTAAATATTTAAGTGCTTCTTCAAAGTCTGTGGCATAAAAAAATCCAGCTACAGATTGCATATTATAAGTATCATCTATATATTTAATATCATAGGAAAATACAGCCTTATCTTCCATCTTACTCTTCATCCTCCTTATATTCATTATAAGTCAACATTTCCAAATATTCTGAAGAAGAAAAACATACGTTAGTTCTATCTGCATATTTAAGATTGTCAGAACTACCTGCATAAACCCAATCAATTCTATAATCATCTTTTATATCACCGCCACTAATTAAAACCGCGTATCCTCTTTTTAAAAGAATCTTTTGAAGAGCGCAGCAATCGTCCCAATTTAACTGAAGACTTCCTTCTTCTCCATGATGTATTTTATTTACTAACTCATCAAAAGTAAACTGTTTCATATATATTCTCCTCTCATTTTCTATATATATTATATCAAAAATTTTAAAAAAAATCAAAAAAGGAGCCTTTAAGCTCCTTTCAATAACTCATTCAATATATTGAATAATGGGGTTAAATATATCTTGCATATCTTCTAAGTTAGAAAATTCAATTAAACCTTCTGAATCTCCATGTAATGTAACAGTTAAACTACGAATACAATCTTGGCCATAGACGCCTCTAATTCTTTTATACGCATCATCTAACTCATTACAAAACCAGAAACCATATCTCTTAATTACTTTTTCTGTTAGATAGTCCAAGTATTCGACCTCAAATTCAAAAATCATTACTCTTATTCTCCTGTCTTTTAATTTATTTTTTTTTATTTATTTTATATATATATTATAATAAAAATATAATAAAAAATCAAATTAAAAAGCCAATAGCTAAAAAGCTATTGGCATAAATAAAAAGTCGGTAACTATTTAGTTACCGACTCAACCACTCGCCCGCAGGGTCAACATGGTTTTATTGATATAAATAAGAAAAATTAAAAGACGAAGTTAATTTAATATCTTTTATAACTTCTTCACTATAATTAGGAGACCTACTACCACTATTAAATGCTGTGATAATATTTTTATTATTATTAAAAAAAGTTGTAATTTTAAAATTTTGCTAATCTATTTCTGTAACTATTTTATGTAAAATATTGGAAGCCACTTCAAAAACATCTGCTCCAACTAAAAACAAAATATTTGCGTCAGTTTTTTCTGAGTATATATCTAAGAACATTAAAGTAGAGGCAAAAAGACCAAAAAGATTATTCATTTTCTAATCTAAATCTAGTAAATTTTGGTGTGCAGCTATAAAACGGTCAGCATTAGTATCTGTCATTCTTATTCCGGGCAAATACTAAGAACCTTTTCTTTTTCTTCTATCTCTATGATATTCCACGTTAAAATTTAAAGTTCCATAATAATTTTTTATAAGATTTATCCAATCTATATCTAAACCTGTTTTTTGTAATTCTTCCATAAGATTAATTGTTATATTTTCCAATGTACCTTCTTTAAAAGAGATATAATCTACTATGTCTTTAGCAGAGTTTTTAACCTATATTCCAAATAAATTTTCTAATAATATATCTTGGTGAGGTTTTGAACCATTCATAAACAATCCACCCTACCAATCTAAAGCAGCGTCTAAATCATCTCCTAGAAATTTGGCTAAATAATATAACCCCTAAATTTCTCCTAATTGTCCAGTAATTGCTTTTGTATTTTTACCAACAAAGAAAAAAAGTTCATCTTTATCCAATAAATAATTTAAAATTTGCATAATTAAATATTGATCACGATTAACATGTGATAAAATTAACTATTTCATTTTAATATTAATCTCATTTAAAACACTTGGTGTTAATTTTTTAGCTTCAGTTGGGGTCATAGATTCAGTAATGCCTGTCCACGTAAAATCGGTTCGTATTTCTAAATCTGTGTCACTTTTTTCCTCTAATTCTAAATATAACTAAACTTCTCCTATTTGATTATATTTTTCACGAAGAAGTTTTTTCCAATGTTCTCTTTGCTCTTTTGTAAAACGAGAAGGATTAAATACAGATTCCACCATACCTCTTGAAGAACGAAATCTACCTCCTCTTCCTACAAGGGTACTATTTAATTCTTGCAAAACCTTTTTTCTAGCTCTTTCAATACCATAATCAGCTATATCTTCATTATTTAACATTTCACTAATAACTGCCTATACAGCATTATTAAAAGCATCATATAATTCTTTATTTTTCCATTCTAGAACATCAAGAAAGGCTGCCTATAAATTAGCTCCAGAAAAATTAATAACTGCTTTTTTATATTCCTAAATTCTATTATTTAATTCATCTACTGATTTAACTTTCAATACCTAAAACATTTTTTGTTCTTTGGCTTTTAAAATTTCTATTTGTTTTTCTACATTAGCTTTTGCCTAAAAATAAAAATTACCGCCACTTAATGAAGCAATAGAACTGGCTATATTTGCTACTCTTTTTTCATATTCATCAACATTATATACGTCTTCATATTTCCCTATAGCCATTTTCTTTCCTCCTTAAAAAATTACTTCAAAAACTCCTTCATACACCAGCCTTCGCCAGTATAAACCCATCCTTCCTTTTCCTACTCAATATAAACTTTTTCTCCAACAGGCATAACTCTAATAATATCTGCCTATTTATTCGGCGCGACTCTAAGATTTAACTTCGCGCGCACTTCCATTTGTTCAACATATTCCAACTCATCTATATTTTCAACTCTTTCTTCAGCCATTTAAAATTCCTCCAAAAAAAAGAGGGAGACCTACTAGCCTCCCTACGATGTATATAAAATAGGCCCACAGCCTATGTTAATCAAGCAAGTTCGCGAGATTTGCCGTATTACTTCTCAATGTTTCACTTAAATAAACATATCCAAATAACGGATGCCCGCTCAATCGCTCAATCATTGTATTAATACCATTATCATTATCAAATATCTTATTATCTGTCTAATGATTATCAGCATTAATTAATAAAATCGACCCTTCGCCAATTCTGCCCAATAAAAGTTTTGCAATTTCAGTAGTAATATTCTAACCTTCAGAAACATAAACAATGCTGTTTGAAAAAGAACGCCCACGAATAAACAAAAGTGGCATTAGCTCCAATCTGTTTTGTTCAATAAGTTGGTTAACACCTTCTTCTCCACCAACTTTATCATAAAGCGGCCCCATAGTCCAACCCAATTTTTCCGATATACCATTAGGGAGGTATCCTATTTCTGGCACATTCTTAACAGTAACATTAGGTCGAATATAAATAATTTTATCATATTTGCCTTTTTCAAGAAGCTCTAAAGATTTAGCAAACATTAAATAGTCTTTTCCTGAGCCATAAACGCCGCGCACTAACTTTACAGTAGTACGTTCATCAGCCAGAAGATCCATAGCTAATTCCTATTCAATATTTTGCGGTTTAATATTACCCATATAAGTAGATTTTATTGTTTTATACTACACTTGTTGCAAACATTTATCCTAAAATTTATATTTATCAATTATCTAGTTATTATTATCTTTTATAACTAAATACTCATTTTCTTTTAATGGTAAATCTATGGCGCGCGACATATAAAAATGCGCGATGTCTTCATCGCTTAAAGTTAATTCAGAATATCCTTTATACATTTATTGCTCCATCTCAGAAATATCAGAAATCACCTTATCACAGACGCCCTTCTTTACGGCTTCGTCTCTTCTAACATACCATTCCCCTGGTATTTTTTCTTCTATTTCTTTTTTATCATATTTAGTATATTTTTCCATAAAGTTTGCCAACTCTTCAACCTGTGCCTAATAATCAAGCATTTGTGCATAGATTTCAGCATAAGTTCCTGAGAGTACACCGCCGCCCTAATGGAATAAGAAATAAGCATGCGGTAACATATACCGTTTATGACATGAAAGATAAATAAAAGCTGCGGCGCTTGCGCATTGTCCGACATTAATACCAATTATTGGCGTTTTGCTCATTGATATGGTATCAATTAACGCATAATTTACGTCTAAATCGCCGCCAGGACTAAAGAAGAAAATACGTATTGGCTTGCGCTGTTCAGGCGGAAGCATTTTATCTTCTTCATTCCATCTTAAGATGTACTTAACTAACTCTAGCGAATAGTTATCTATTTCACTATCTACCCAAAACTATCTTTTATCCAAATCAATATAATAGTTTAAAAGATCGGAGTCCGGCAATTGCAGATTTTCCAACCCTCTTGGGATAATAACATTAACATTTTCTAAAGCCATGTATTATACCTCATTTAAATTATATCTAAATAAAAGTAACAATAAATATTGTCTTGATACAAAAAAAAGATACAACATCGTGTATCTTTTAATGGCAGACGGTGCAGGTGCCGCCCCTACGTAACTTGGGTCAAAGCCAAGCACACTTCTGTTGTGTTAACCGTCTAGGAAAGCCAGCTTATGCTGGCCAAAAATTAAATCCAGAAATCAAACAAGTCTGGCAGTTCTTTTCCCGTAAAACTATAGTGCCAAGCACCATAATCTTCTGTAAAAGCCTTAAGTTTTTCTGTGTACGCCTTGCGCGCTTCATAAAAAGCCTGAAGAGCTTCTTCAACCTCTTTAGCACGTGCGGCACGTTCATCTGCCAATTTCTTTTTTGTTTCCTCTTGCTTTCTTAGAGCTTCTTCCTGTGCACTCTCTGCTTTCGCACATTCATCGGCTGAATCAAACAGACGATTTAATTTTTCACTAAAATATTTCATTGTTAATTCCTCCCTTAACAATTAAATTGCGCTTTCGCGCTGGTCGGGATAGTAGGATTTGAACCTACTCTTTCCGATGTATATTATTCTCTTTATCTAAAAAGTAATAACCAAGTGTTATTTTTCTATGACAAGTTGGACATAAGATAATTAAATTATCTAATTCATTATTATCTCTGTTTTCATCTATATGATGAACTTCTAAAATTCTTTCATCTTCGTCCCATCCACAACAACTACATTTATGTTCATATTCATTAAATGCTTTTAAACGATAATTAGAACTATTATCCCACTCTCCATTTTCATATCTTAATAAATTTTTATGTAAATTTCCATGCTCTTTGCAACAATAGAAAAAGCCTGTTTTATTTTTCTCAATTTGAGATTGTGTTCTTTCAATCTCTTGTCCACACCACGCACATTTTACTTTTACCCGATGTTTATTGCTACAATTTGGACAGTGATGATTTGGCCCTCTTTTATCATTATATAAAACAGTCCCTGGATTAACTTCCCATTTATAACCACATTCTAAACATCGTAATGTAATAGGGGTTCGTCTATTTTTATATTCACTAATTAATTCAACCCTTTGTAAAAAATTATTATTTAATCGTTTAATAACTTCTTCTCTTGTTAATGCCTTTCCCATATTTGTTCTCCACTTTATATAACCTCTAATTTCTGGTGCGGGCGACGCCATTCGAAGACGCAGTAATGTCCAGTTCCCAAAACTGGCGGGGTCCCTCTTCCCCTACACCCACTTATCTTTCTAATTATAAGTAGAAAATATAATTAGAGGCTATATAAAATTGGTCAATTTTTTATTTTGGGAATATTCCCAAATCAAACACGCTAACCAAACTGCGCTACATCCCGAAGAATAGGGGATTTGCGGTTTTGGGCACCCCTATATTGTAAGTTCCTCTTAACTTACGCCCTCCTTCACCAAATTACGCTTTGCAAGGAGTTTCTGCGTCATTAGTCGTACTTCCGCAGAACGCTTGGAGCTGGTGATAGGAATCGAACCTACAACTCATTGATTACAAATCAATTGCGCTACCTATTGTGCCACACCAGCATTCCCTCATTTTCTATAATTATTATACCAATAATTTTAAAAAAATTCAAATTTTCCCTATAAAAAAGGAGCAGTATTTCTACTGCTCCTCCGTAGATTAATCTTTCCACTAATCTACTACTTGCTGGATTGCCATACGCTCTTTTTCTGTAGCTGCTTTACCCATCATTTCTATGAGTTCTTGTTTGAGTTCTTCTTTCGTATGTCCAGAATAGCCGCGGCCGCCATATCCATAAGACCTACCGTATCTATCCATATACATATCTTCTCTTCCATATGAACCGCCTCTATTATATGAATCTTCATAATAACGAGGATCCATCATATAGTCTCTTGAGTTTCCGCCATATCCACGACGATAACCATTATAAGAACCACCTCTGTCATCCCTCATATATCTAGGATAACGTCCAGAATAACCCGGCTCTTCCATTTGATAGTCATACTCCTCCATAGCGCAAATGGTAGTAATATCTTTAATAATATCTACAGCATCATCAAGTCTTTCAAGCTCGGTAGGAGTAACATCACCCTTTTTTACAATTTTTGCTATTTCTTCCTCAAGAAGCTCTTTTAAATCCATCATTGTTTTCATGTTCAACCCCTCCTTTATGCTGTCCTAGTAATAGATAAGCTACCATCTATTACGTTAATTAATGGCGTTGGTGTTACTGTTGGGTCATCAACAGTTCCATTTACATACTCTACAGAAACTGTAAAGCAACACCCTTTAGGTACATCAATAGTTGCTCTGCTTGTGACATTTCCATATTCATCTACTGCGGCTGGAGTAAAAATGCTTCTACTGCCAACTCGTGGTTCGCCAGAAACTACGATAGCTGTTGCTATTGGAGTTACAGCCCCATCTGTAGGGATAGCTATATTTCCTGTAAATTCGACATTATATCTTGCAAAACAAGACTAAGGATTGTTTACAACACCACGAAGAATAAAAATTCCAGTGCCACTTTGATGATATGTATATCCCTTGTTGCATGGAATAGAATCTATAAATGGGATTGAGCTGTTTAAAGCAACAGTCTCAACCGCATCTCTTGTTAAATATTCTGCCATATGGTGCCTCCTTAGAAGTTACCACCGCATCCGCATCCACAACCATTATTATTGCAGCTAAAGATTGGCTGTCTTCCATAAACAGGAACAGTTCCTATTGGACATTCATTTAAGCGATTGTACAAAGCATCTACTTCTGCTACCTGTCCGGCACGCAGTGCGGCAGTCTGAACATCCTGAGAAGCCTGGCCACGTGCATACAGAAGCTCCTGACGAAGTTGAGCAATAGTATCATTCTTTTCATCAATTTTATCCTGACACAGTTGATCAAGAATACGCTGAGCTGAAGCTGTCTGATTAGCAATAATATCACGAACACCTTCATTAAGGGCCTGTCTATCAGCGCAATTTTCAGTAGCAACAGTATACTTAAGGTCAGCAATACCGAGCTTATTGTCACAACAACACTGCGCGAATTGTGACTGAACATTATTAAATCCCTGAAGCATAGCGGTAGTAGTATCAAAAGTGCTATTGCAAAGCTGACTTGAAAGTGAATTAATTCCAGTATTAATTGAATTAATACCATCATTAATCATAGCATCGCGGAAACCGCTATTAGTATTGGCATTAATATTCTGTTGTCCAGTTACAAGCCATGGGAAATCATATCCAAGCATCATGTTGCCATATCCGCCTCCAAATGCGGCATTTCCCCAGCCGCCACCTGCGAAAAGA